ATAGAAAAGAGGAGATTTCGGCAAGCTGCTGAAAAATCACGGGGAAAAATTTCACACTTTAATGCGATAAAGCACTGGACAAAGGGTGACAATTCTGGTAAGCTGTTTGTGGGTAAGAAAATAGGAATGTGCCAGCTGAGCAAAGTTTGCTCGGCAGGCTTGTTCTACATAGAAAAATGTGGAGCCTTTCGCTTCTCTGACGAACAGTATTGCCGATTCGTTAAGGAGGTGGAAGGCTTTTGTTATACCCTGATATCAATTCGCAGAAGAAACCGCAGCAAAATTCAACTCGTTATCGTACAGCCCTGTATTTACGCTTATCCCGTGAGGATGGCGATAAGACAGAGAGCGACAGCATTGCAAACCAGCGCACACTGCTGGAAGCCTATGCCGCAGATCACCCGGAACTGTGTATCGTGGATGAGTTTGTGGACGATGGTTACTCTGGCTCGAACTTTGAACGGCCTGCGTTCCAAAAGCTGTTTCAGGAACTGGAACAAGGGACCGTCAACTGCATTCTGGTGAAAGATTTATCTCGCTTCGGGCGAAATTATATTGAGGTGGGACGCTATCTGGAACGTATTTTACCGGTCATGCGGGTACGGCTGATTGCAGAGACGGATAATTATGACAGCCAATCTGCGTGGAAGACCAGCGAATCCAACATGGTCCCAATGCGGAATCTGCTCAACGATGCCTACTGCCGGGATATTTCCGTCAAAATCAAGAGCCAGCTTGCGGTCAAGCGCAAGCGCGGCGATTTTGTGGGGAGCTTTGCAACCTATGGATACCAAAAGGACCCTGTCAATCATACGAAGTTGATCGTGGATGAACTGGCAGCGGAAACAGTGCAGGACATTTTTCGCTGGAAGATCAATGGCATGAGCAATCAGGGCATCGCAAATCGTTTGAATGCGAAAAAGGTACCGTCCCCAGCTGCACGAAAGTTGCAGAGCGGTGCAAAGCTGAGCCTGCATTTCCGCAAGAGCGATGAGCCGCCGTGGTCTGCCAAGGCAGTGGACCGCATTCTGCACAACGAGGTCTATATCGGAAAACTGGTGCAGGGAAAGACAAGGAGACTGGACTATCGCTCCAAAAAGAAAATGAACGTGCCGATGAGGGACTGGGTAATCGTGGACAATACCCATGAAGCAATCATTCCGGCAGAGCAGTTTGAACTGGTGCAGCGGATTCTGGAAACCGAAACACGCAGGCCGAACGATGCCGAAACGGTGGCCCTGTTTGCAGGCTTTCTCTACTGTGGGGACTGCGGCAGCCGGCTGGTGCGCAGGTCGGCCAGCTATAAGGGAAAGCGGTATATCTATTATCAGTGCTCCGGCAGCAAACAGAACAAGGGCAGCTGCACGAGCCATAACCTGCGGGATGAAAAGCTCTATAACATTGTGCGGAATGCGCTCCAGATGCAGATCCAGATCGTGATGGAGGAAGCAGAGTTTGTAGAAAGCATCCGGCAGGCCCAGCAGGAACCCTACCGTGTGCGGCGCATTGAACGGCAGATTCGGCAGCTGACTGCAGAAAAGGCCCATACACAGGGCATTAAGGAAAAGCTGTACGGTGATTACGCAGAGAAAATCCTCACACGGGAGGATTTTCTGAACTACAACGAACTGTACAGCAAGCGGATCGAAGAGTATAATCGCAAAATCACAGAACTGGAAGCGGAACAGCGAAACCTACAGACTGCTCCAAACGCTTATCCGTTTCTGGATGTGTACCGTAAGTATCGAAAATTGGAAGAAATCACCCGCCCGATGATTGTCGAATTGATTGAGAAAATCGAAGTCTATGAGGGCAATCGGGTGGAAATTACGTTCCGATTCCAGGATGAAATTGCAGACCTGCTGGAAGAACTGCATCAAAAGCAGATGGGGCAGCATGAAGTATCTGCATGAAAGGAGAAGCCGACTTATGGCAAGAGTAAGCAAGAAAGTAAGTGCGGCGCAGCAGGAAGCCGAGAACGCGCAGCACCGTATCTGGAAAACCGCAATTTACGCACGATTGTCTGATTTCGATGATGTGCTTCGGAATACGGAATCGCTGGAAGTGCAGATTTCTTACATCAAAGAGTATATCAACCACCGGGATGATCTGATGCTGCTGGATGTGTTTGCGGACAAGCGGTGCACAGGGATGAACTTTGACCGCCCGGAATTTGAGCGGCTGTTGAAAGCATTGCAGGAGCGGAAAATCAACTGCATCGTGGTAAAGGACTTCTCCCGACTGGGGCGTAATTTCGTGGAAACAGGACAGTATCTGGAACAGGTGTTTCCATTGTTCGGCGTAAGATTTATCGCCATCAATGATAATTATGACAGTCTGAACAGCCAGAACCGGGACGGGATGCTGGTACCGATCAAGGGCATGATCAATGAGATGTACTCGAAAGATCTGTCCCAGAAAATTCAGTCGTGTTTTCGTTCCAAGGAAGCACGGGGAGAAATCTATACCCCGGTTCCATTTGGCTACAAAAAGGACCAGAAGAAGCATTTGATTCTGGATGAGGAAGTCAGCGATGTGGTGATGCAGATTTTCCTCTGGAAGAAATCCGGCATGAAAGAGCTTGAGATCGCAAAGAAGCTGTCCGCGCAGGGAACCCCGACACCCTTTACGCGCCGTTGTCAGTTGGGTTATATGAAAAACACCTCACGGGTAAAGGACCCGGTATGGCAGCCAGCTTTTGTGACAAAGGTTCTGGGAAATCCAGTCTACACAGGGACAATGGTCTATAACCGCATTACCTACGATGAAACGTATCGGAAAATCGGGCAGAATCCACGGGAAAGCTGGCGTATGGTGCCGGACAGTCACCCAGCGATTATCAGTTGGGAACTGTTTGATGAGGTTTCTGCATTGCGGAAAGCCGAGCACGCGGTCAGGGAGGAACGAAAAAAGTGGTGCAGACAGCGCAGAGAAAATAATCCGAATATTTTCAAAGGCCGGATATTTTGCAAAGAGTGCGGCGAAAAACTGGTTTGTCATTGGCAAAAGGATGGCTCGCTGTATTTTTACTGCTCACCTTGCCATGTTTCCATCTCCGAGAAAGACCTCTGGAACGGCATCCATCAGGAACTGCACCAGCGGTTAGAAGAACATAAGAACTTGAAAAAGCTGATACAGAAGAATTCGGGGAAAAGCAGCCTTGAAACAAAGAAAGCGGCATTGAAACGTGAAATGGAACAGATGTCAGGCAATATTGTTCGGCTGGAATCACAGAAGCGCAGCGGTTACGAACAGTATGTTCTCGGAAAACTTTCAAAAGAAAAATTTCTGGAACTGAAGCAGGGGGTGGAAAATGAAATCGTAACACTGAAACAGTCGAAATCTGCAAAGGAAAAAGAACTGGCCGTTGTTCAAGAAGAATTGCAGCAGAAAAAGCAGATCGCAGGCAACACAGAGGTTCTTTTAACAGCAGATAATCTGCAGCAGTATGTAAAGAAAATTGAAGTGGATCACAAGAAAAATACTTACACGGAATTTGTGTTCTAACGAAAAAGGAGGACAGACAATGAAAGAAAAAATCTATGATGCCCGGACAGGAATGGAACATGTTTTGGTGGGTGATTGTTATCTGCCAGCCTTGAAATTGCCACGGACCCATCCGATTGGCCGCTGGGGGATGCTGCACAAGGCGTACCTGAAACTGCGAAAACCAGCCTATTACCAAAGCCTGCTGCTGAGCGGAAAACTGGATACTGTTTTGGCAGACATGGAAGAGCAGGCAACAGAGCGATATGAGGTTTTGATCGAGCAGATGAGCCAGCGGGAGAGCATTTCAGAAAAACTGAAAGAAGAAAATCAGATGGAGTGGGTGCGCCGCATGAGAAATCTGGAAAATCGTGCAGAGGAAATCGTAAAGGCAGAATTGATTTACACGTTTGAAAGGCGGTGAGCAGCAGATGATCGGAACCTATTACCGGCTTTCCCTTGCAGACGAGGATGTGGGTGCTGATAAGGCCGAGAGCAACAGCATTCAGGGCCAGCGCGGACTGGTAGAGGGGTATATCATGGCTCGCCCGGAACTGGCTGCAGAGCCGCGTCAGGAGTATGTGGACGATGGCTATTCCGGCACCTCTACAAGCCGCCCTGCGTTCCAGCGGCTGATCCAGGATGCGCAGGACAGCAAGGTGAAAACGATTATCGTAAAGGACTTTTCCCGGTTTGCCCGCGACTACATCGAAGCAGGCGATTATATGGAGCGCATTTTTCCATTGCTGGGCGTTCGATTCATCTCTGTCAACGATGGGTATGACAGTGGAATGCAGGCCGGGAACGATGTACGCGGACTGGAAGTAGCCATCAAGAACATCATCAACGCATCTTACAGCCGGGACCTTTCCGCCAAAATCGCAGCAGCCGACCATGTGATGCAGAAAAAAGGAATGTATCTCGGAGGATACCGTCCATTTGGATTCCTGCCAGACCCGAATGACTGCCATAAGTTGATCCTTGACCCGGTAGCCAGCCAGTATGTGCGGTTGATCTTTGAACTGGCATTGCAGGGCAACAAAACAGGTGTCATTGCAAAAATCCTGAATGAAAAGCAAATTCCGACCCCGGCAGCGTACCATGTGGCAAAAAATCATGTGTACAGCGAGCAGAAAGCATGGGACTTGCAGCGCAGCCATTGGACAAGCGGAACGGTTTACCATATTTTGAAAAATGAGAAGTATAAGGGAACCTATGTGGGCGCAAAATTCATTATGCCTGTTCCCTGTAAGCATCGGGTCCTGCGCGCTCCGCTGGAACAGCAGGTACGAATTGAGGACAGCCATGCTGCCATTGTGACCCCGGAAGAATTTGAACAGGCACAAAAGGTCATTATGTTGCAGCATGGGAAGCACCAGGCCGGGAACTACACAAAACACCAGTATCCCTTGAAAGGCAAGGTCTACTGCGGCTACTGCCAGAAATTGATGAAATATCGTGTGCTCAAGAAACTTGGCCCTTCCTTTAACTGCAGATTTTCAACCACAGCGGTGGACAGCCCCTGCAAACGAATCCCGATCTCTGAAAATCTGCTGGAAGAGATTGTCCGAAACGCGCTGACAACTCAGATAAAGCAGGCGGAATATATACTGGAAGTCCTGCACGAACGGGAACGCAAGGCCTTGATCTGCTTCTCTGCACTGGAACGGCAGGAAGAGAAGCTGAGTGCAGAAAAGGCAGAAATCGTAAAACAGCGCGTTGCTCTGTATGAGCAGTATGCCGACGGAAACATGAGCAAGGAAGAATTTATCCGGCAGAGAGATGCCTACAGAGTGCAGGAGGATGAACGGATGGAACAGATTCAACGGCTGCGTACCGAGAAAAATCAAGCTTTCCTGCCTGTGAAGAGGGACACCGATCATTTGCAGACTGTCATAAGTACTGTAGAAGAAGCAGGCGATGTGATGCATCTGTCACAGAATGTGGTGGAAACCTTTATTGACCGCATCGAGGTTTTCAACGATGAACGTGTGAAAATTCGTTTTACATTTGAGGACACATTGAACAGCTATGAGGAAAAGTGAAAGCAGCAATTTCCAGATTTAATGTAAATACAGAGTTCCGGCAATAATAAAATGCAGGCTCGCATAAACCACAGACGGCACCCAGGAGGATTCGAGGGTGCGTCTGCAGCTTATGCGGGCCGTTCTATTTTGTGTTTTTACTGCGAAAAAATGTTAAATTCCAAGACTGACAAGAGTAGCCTTTAACTCCTTTGCCATGCGGATAATGACAGTCTGCTCAGTTTCATTACAGTCCAATAACAAACGATGCAATTCGGTGTTGGAAGTTGAAACGGAATAGTGAAGACTGTCTATTAACAAATCATCAACGGAAATGCAGAGGGCATCGGCAATATCGACCAGAGTGGCAACGCTGGGGTGTTCCGTGCCTTTTTCAATTTTAGCCAGAAATTCGCGGCTACGATTGATTTTAGAAGCCAAAGATTCTTGGGTAATATTGCCGCACTGCATTCTGAAATAACCAATGCGTTTTCCTAAAGCAACGTAATTGACGGACATAAGTAAATCTTCCTTTCAAATGCCCGCATAAGATAATATAATTATTCGCTTTTTGGAAACCGCATACAAGCAATTGATTCTTGATAATAAGAAAGTTCAGAATTCATCGGCTTCACCCCTAGCGGTCGTGTATTCTGAGGCAATTTTGTGAAGTGTTACATCACAATTTGCTGCACATGTGAAGTGTCACTTCACAGAAAAAATCACCTGACAAGCGTATAATAGAAGCATGAAATCAAGCTGCCCCAATAAAGGCAAAAAAACAACTCAGAATTCGGTAGGCACACCCCCAGCAGGCGTGTATTCTGACGGCAAACTGTAAACTGCTGGTTTACAGTTTGAGGTGCGTGTAAACTGGTGGTTTACAGAAAAATCATCTGACAAGCGTATAATAAAAGCATGAAATCAAACTGCGAAAATAAAGTGGGGAAAACGAAATGGAACAGCTACTGACGCTGTACAGCGAAGTGCAATCAACAGATGTTCGGTGGTTGTGGTATCCGTTTATCGCAATCGGAAAAATCACACTGCTGCAGGGGGACCCCGGCGATGGAAAATCTACCATGATGATGAATCTGATTGCGGAACTTTCAACAGGAGGTAAGACCCCGGACGGATGCAAAATCGGTGCGCCGCAAAAAGTGATTTATCAATGCTCCGAGGATGGTGTTTCAGACACGATAAAGCCCCGTCTGGAACGCTGCGGAGCAGACTGCAGAAAGATTGCTTTCATCGATGAGGAAGTCTATAACGGCCTTACATTGGACGATGAGCGCATTCGTCAGGCAATCATTGAATTTCGCCCGCGATTGGTCGTGATCGACCCGATTCAGGCTTATCTTGGCAGCGATTCGGATTTACAGATCGCAGGCAGAGCACGGAAACTCATGCACCGCCTTGGAATGTGGGCTGCTGGCTATGACTGTGCCATTGTTTTGATTGGTCACCTTAATAAAAAAGAAGGCTCCAAAGGGCTGTACCGCAGCCTTGGAAGTATTGATGTTGTAGCAGCAGCACGAAGCGTCCTGCAGGTGGAGCGGGATACCGAGAATCCTAATATAAGAATCGTACATCAAATCAAAAATAGTCTTGCACCTACGGCAGAAGACATTCGTTTTTCCATTTCTGCCGAAAATGGTTTTCGATGGCTGGAATGTAAACCACAATACAATGAAAAACAACAGCCAGAGCAGCAGAAAGCAGTCTATTGGATCAAGCATTTCCTTGAAAAAGGCGATATGAGCGCAAATGAAATTTATTGTCGTTTGGACAACGAAGGTGTCAGCAAACGAGTGGCACGGATGGTAAAAACAGAAATGGGAATTCACTGCTACCAGAAAAAGCGGAGATGGTATTGGAGTGTTCAGCCGGAAGAAGGTGCTGTGAATGGACCGAAGGTATAAAGTTGGCGGCTATGTGAAACTTGCAAAATTGTGGGAGCGCTCCAAGGATGCAGCGGTGGCCTATCACAGTGCCTATTATGCTGAAAAATTCAAGGATGATGGAGATAAAAGTCTGGTTGGTGTCTATATTGACATCACAGGGA